GCAGAAGAAAGTGATTATGGCGTCTCACACCGCAGATCTTGCAGTTAATTTCGGACGGAGGGTTCGCAACCTTGTCGGATCTGATCTTTACCGAAACATCTTTCCAACAGTCGAACTGCAAGCCGATAGTAAATCAGCCTCCCGCTGGGGGACCAACTTCAACGGAGAGTATTTTGCCATCGGTGTCGGTGGCGCTCTGGCTGGACGCGGTGCAGATCTTTTTATTATTGATGATCCTCATTCTGAACAAGAAGCTAAGCAGGGGCGCACGGATGTTTTTGAGCCAGCGTGGGAGTGGTTCCAGTCAGGTCCGGTCCAAAGGTTGATGCCGGGTGGTGCGATCATCGTGGTGATGACTCGTTGGTCCAAAATGGACCTCACGGGCAAAATCATCGACCACATGACGAAAAATGAGGATGCGGATGAATGGGAAGTCGTCGAGTTTCCCGCCATCCTTAATGACAAACCCCTCTGGCCTGAGTTCTGGGGCATCGACGAATTACTGGCTAAAAAGGCCAGTATGGACGTGCGGTATTGGCAAGCCCAGTACATGCAGGAGCCGACCTCTGAGGAGGGTGCGCTCATCAAGCGTGAATGGTGGCAGGTCTGGGAGGCAGAGAATCCTCCGTCTTGCGAGTACCTCATTATGTCCTTGGACGCGGCGCAGGAGAAAAATAACCGTGCCGACTACAACGCCCTCCTCACGTGGGGCGTCTTTAAAAACGAGAACACCCAGAACTACAACATCATCCTTTTGAACGCCGTCAAGGAGCGAATGGAGTTCCCTGAGCTAAAGGCGATGGTGCTGGAACAGTACAAGGAGTGGAACCCGGACAGCTTTATCGTGGAAAAGAAGTCCAACGGTGCAGCCCTCTACCAAGAGATGAGGCGCATGGGAGTGCCCATCGGAGAGTTCACGCCGGGTAAAGGACAGGACAAGATCTCGCGTGTAAATGCCGTGACGGACCTCTTTTCGGCGGGTATCGTATGGGTGCCTGACCGACGTTGGGCATGGGAGGTCGTGGAAGAGTGCAATGACTTTCCCTCCGGGTCGAATGACGACTTGGTGGACGCGACCACGCTTGCCTTGCTGCGCTTTCGGCAGGGGGGCTTTATCAGATTGCCATCGGATGAGCCGGAACCGACGAGATGGTTCAAGAGCCACCGCAGGCAAGGGTTCTATTAGGAGATTTAAATGGCCGTCGATAAAAGTTTGATGGAGGCTCCGCAAGGCATCGCGGCTATAGCTGCGGAGATGGAGCCGATTGAGATCGAGATCGTCGATCCGGAAGAAGTACGGATTGGCGTAGATGGCATGATGATTGAGTTGGAGAAAGAAGAGCCTCGTGCAGAGGACTTCGACGCCAACCTTGCCGAGTACATAAGCGAGAACGAGCTACAGAGCTTGGCCACGGAGCTCATCGGCCAATATGACCAAGATCTCGCCTCCCGTAAGGATTGGCTTGATACGTATATCAAAGGACTGAAGATTCTTGGCATTCGTTACGAGGAAAGGACGGAACCGTGGCCGGGTGCGTGTGGCGTGTTCCACCCCTTGCTGATGGAGTCGGCGGTCAAGTTTCAGTCTGAGACGATCATGGAGGTCTTTCCGGCGATGGGTCCGGTCAAGACCAAGATTGTCGGCAAAGAAACCCCGGAGAAGAAGGACTCGGCCATTCGTGTCGCGGATGACATGAATTACCAATTGACCGAGGTGATGAAGGAGTACCGCCCAGAGCATGAGCGCATGTTGCTCAGCATGTCTTTGGCAGGTAACGCGTTCAAGAAGGTGTATTTCGACCCGTCGTTAGACCGGCAGACCTCAGTCTATATCCCCGCTGAAGATATCGTGGTGCCGTACGGCGCAGCCAATCTTGATACAGCAGAACGTGTCACGCACCGGATGCGTAAGACTAAAAATGAGGTACATAAGCTTCAGTACGCAGGCTTTTATCGCGATGTGAGCTTGGGTGACCCGGTTCGCACGATGGATGAGGTGGAGAAACAGAAAGCTGAGGATCAAGGCTTCAGCGCAAGCATGGACGACAGGTTCCAGCTTCTTGAGATGCACGTGAATCTGGACCTTGCGGGGTATCCAGACGTTGATGATGACAACAACGAGACCGGTATTGCGCTTCCTTACGTAGTGACGATTGAGAAGGGCACCGGAACAGTTTTAGCGATTAGAAGGAACTGGAGAGAAGACGATGAGCTTAAAGAGAAACGACAGCACTTCGTCCACTACGGATACATACCCGGATTTGGATTTTACTACTTCGGACTTATTCACCTTATCGGGGGACACAGTAAAGCTGCAACGTCACTCCTTCGACAACTTGTCGATGCGGGAACGCTCAGTAATCTACCCGGTGGCCTTAAATCTCGTGGACTACGAATCAAGGGGGATGATACTCCAATCGCTCCGGGAGAATTCCGAGACGTAGACGTACCGTCAGGGGCGATCAAAGATAACATCCTGCCGCTTCCGTACAAGGAGCCGAGCCAGACGCTTGCCATGTTGATGGACAAGATCGTCGAGGAAGGCCGCAGATTTGCTGCAGTATCGGACCTCAAGATCTCGGACATGTCCTCGCAGGCTCCGGTGGGCACGACGCTTGCGGTGCTAGAGCGTGTATTGAAGGTCATGACGGCAGTGCAGGCTCGCGTGTACTACGCGATGAAGCAGGAGTTCAAGCTCCTTGCCGCAATCATCCGAGACAATACGCCAGAAGAGTACAGCTACGAGCCTGAAGTAGGCAAAGCGAGCGCGAAGAAGTCTGACTACGACAACGTGGATGTCATCCCGGTGTCGGACCCGAACGCGTCCACCATGTCGCAGAAGGTGGTGCAGTACCAAGCTGTACTTCAGCTTTCACAGACCGCGCCGCAGCTTTATGACCTACCGTATCTGCACCGTCAGATGATTGAGACTCTGGGCATAAAGAACGTCGATAAGATCATCCCGATGCCGGAAGATCAGAAGCCTCGCGATCCGGTGACGGAGAACATGGATGCCATGACGGGTAAACCGCTCAAAGCGTTTATGTATCAGGATCACGAAGCCCACATCGCGGTGCACATGGCTTTGGGACAAGACCCGAAGATGGCGCAGATGATTGGACAGAATCCGATGGCGCAGCAGATCACGCAAACGCTGCAAGCGCACATCATGGAGCACGTAGCGTTCCAGTACCGCCGCGAGATCGAGAAGCAGTTGGGAGCCAGCCTTCCGCCGCTTCCGCAAGACGAGAACGAGGAGTACGACCTGCCGCCAGAGATCGAGGTTCAACTATCTCAGATCAGTGCTGCGGCAGCAGCGAGACTCTTGCAGAAAGATCAGGCCGAAGTGCAGATGCAGCAGGCGATGCAGCAGATGCAAGACCCGCTTGTGCAGATGCAGCAGATGGACTTGCAGATCAAGCAAATGCAGGCCCAAACCAAGCAGATGCAGGTGCAGATGGAGGCTCAAGCCAAGCAGGAAGAGCTTCGACTCAAGGAGCAGCAGATCCTGCTCGACGCTGCTTCAAAAGAAGACATCAACCGACTCCGAGAAGCAGAAATCTCTGGGCGTCAGCAGCTTGAAGCGGCACGACTGGGCGCTGAGATTGAGCAGCACAAGGCAGAAGAGTCGAACCGTCAGCAGCTTGAAGGTACAAGACTTGGCGTTGAGATTGCCAAGGCGAAGGATCAAACAGAACAGCGTCGGGTCAATCCGATGGCAAGCAGTTCGCAAACACGGGCGATTGACAAAAATAAGGGGAAATAAATGGGTTATTCAAACGCTCTTGAGTACCTTGAATCAAAACTCAAGGAAGAGCGCATTGTGATTATAGAAAACCTTGTCCAAGGCAAATTGGATGAAGGTGAGTACAAAAGGTTATGCGGGGCTCTTCAAGGTTTGGACCTCGCTATAAACCACATCAAAGACCTTGCAAAGCGTATGGAGGAAGAGTGAGTAACATTGACGTAGAAAAAACTCAGGAAGAAGCCCAAAAGGCCAAACTCCTGCCGGACCCCAAGGGCTACCGAATCCTGTGTGCTGTACCGCACGTGGAAGAGGAGTTTGAAAGCGGGATCGTCAAAGCCGAGGACACCAAGCGAGTTGAAGAGCAGACCACAGTGGTCCTCTTCGTCATCAAGATGGGTGACCTTTGCTACAAGGACGAGGCCCGGTTCCCTACCGGCCCGTGGTGTAAGGAAGGCGATTTTGTCCTGACCCGTCCTTATTCAGGCACCCGCGTGGTTATCCACGGTCGGGAGTTCCGCATCATTAATGACGACACGGTAGAAGCGGTGGTTGAAGACCCCCGTGGAATCCGCAGAGCGTGAGGTAAAACATTATGGCTATCGAACAGACGGAATTTAAGTTCCCTGATGAAGTTGCTGCTGAGAAAGCTCAGGTTGATCAAGTAGACAGCGACGACATTCAGGTTGAAATTGAAGACGATACCCCGCCACAAGACCGGGGCCGAGTCCCTATGCCCAAGGAGGTTGTAGAGGAACTCGATAATGACGACCTTGAGGAGTACTCCGAGAAGGTCAAGAAGCGTCTTTCCCAGATGAAAAAGGTCTGGCACGACGAGCGCCGGGAAAAAGAACGGGCCATTCGTGAACGTGAGGAGGCTCTGCGGTTTGCCCAAATGCGGGAGCAAGAGCTTCGACAGGCTAAAGAGAAAACCGCCAAAAGCGAAAAACTATTCTTGCAAGAGGCTCTTCGATATGCCGAAGGTGACCTCAAAATGGCCAAAGAGCGCCTGAAGCAGGCGTATGAAGCAGGCGACTCTGAACAGATTACTAATGCTCAAGATAAGCTGACAGACGCTAAGCTTCGCATCCAAAATTTCCAGAGATATCAGCCCTCTTTACAAAAAGAAGAAGAGAGCGTACAACAGCCCCAACAGGTACCGACACCCCAAGTTGCTCCTGAACCACAAGTGGACCCAAAAGCCGCTGCGTGGCGAGAAAAGAATACTTGGTTTGGTGCAGACGAGGAGATGACCGCCCTCGCGCTCGGCCTGCATGAAAAACTGGTCCGGTCCGGTGTAGATCCTCGCTCCGACGAGTATTACCGCCGAGTCAATGACACGATGAGGAAACGATTCCCTGAAGCGTTTGACGACGCTGAAGAGGATGAACAACCTCAAACGAAGCAGGCACAGAAGCCCGCTCGCACAAAACCAGCCAATGTAGTGGCTCCGGTCACGCGGGGAACCGCGCCGCGTCAGGTCCGCCTGACACCGACTCAAGTTGCGATTGCCAAGAGATTGGGCCTAAGCAACGAACAGTACGCACGTGAACTTATGAAACTGGAGGTTAACTAACATGGCTGAGAACAGACTCGCACGTGAACTCGAAAATCGGGAATCCGCGCAGCGCAATAAAGTATGGACCCCACCTCAGACGCTTCCGGCCCCTGCGCCGCAGCCGGGTTGGGTTTTTCGATACATCCGGACCAGTACGATGGGTCAAGCTGACCCACAAAATACTTCCGCAAAGTTCCGTGAAGGTTGGGAGCCTGTAAAGGCCGAAGATCATCCGGAGTTGATGCACCACACCGACCCGAATTCCAAATTCAAGGGAAACATCGAGATCGGTGGTTTGTTGTTGTGCAAGGCACCAGAAGAGTTGATGAAGCAGCGTGATGATTATTACGCCAAACAAGCATCAGCCCAACTGCAGTCCGTGGATAACAACTTTATGAGGCTGAACGATGAACGTATGCCTCTCTTCAGTGAGAAGAAGACGACGGTCTCGTTTGGCAAGGGTAAATAAATTCTTTTTTGGAGTAATCAATGGCATATCCTACTGTTGACAAGCCGTATGGCTTGAAGCCGATCAATCTGATCGGTGGGCAGGTGTTTGCCGGAGCGACTCGCCAGCGCCGTATTGCGTCCAGTGCCACGAGCATTGGCTACGGTGACCCGGTTCAGTTGACCTCCAGCGGCACCATCTCTGTCTCCACCTCCACGACGACGCCTCCGACCGCTGGCTTTGCCGGTGTGTTCTTGGGCTGTTCGTTTGTGTCCAACGTGACGGGTCAGCCGACCTATTCACAGTCTTGGATTTCGGGCACTTCGGTGAAGTCTGGCACGTTCGTTACGGCGTACGTGGCTGATGATCCGAACACCCTGTTCAAGGCTGTGGGCGTTTCGGCGTCCTTGAACGTTTCGACCACGAGCGGGTTCACGTACGAGGATATCGGTGCGAATGTCGCGCTGGTTGACGAGGCGTTGAACACTGTGACGAACGACTCGCAGCGGGGTCTCCTGCTGTCTTCGGTTGCTACCACCCGGTCGCTCCCGATGCGTATCGTCGATGTGGTTGAAGACACGGCGTTTGTTTCGGGCG